TGAAAGAGTTAATCCGAGACAATCTATTCTGGCTTGGGTAATTAACGGTTTAACCGTCATTGATGTATATGCGGTTATTTCAGCAGCAATCCAATAATAAGTTTGACCATTTACAGCATAACTCGTCCAATCTGCACAAGATGCAAAAGTCATACTCACCCAACCAGTAGTACCAAATGCCGTTACTCCAGTTAGTGTGCTTACTGAAACTCCTGGAATTGTTGTCCAAGCAGAGTTATTCCAATATTTCCAAGTTACAGTATATGTTCCTGTTCCTGCGGTTCCAACGTTAACCCATATTTTACTAAACTTGTAAGAGGCACCCACATAAAATCTATCGCCTACTGCGACGGTAGTTTCAGGATAAGGAGATACGTCATTAGCAGTTGCTTCATTAATACCAGAAGTACAGTCTATATAACCTGATGGAGCGGCTGATGCATCCCACGATTGAGCATATCCAATTGGCATATGATTAATTGTGCTATCGCCTGTATCAAAAGGTAAATTCCAGACTGCGGTTGCATCAACTTTAAACTTACCACCAGTAGCAGCCGCAATAGTTATAGCATTAGGTACTGCCGCCTGACGACTCCAGTTGCTATCACTATTCTGAGTAAGCGTGGCACCAGTATCAATAGCGATAGTATCACCATGAACCAAGCCAAGTTTGCTAACACCTGGGGTGTATTCGCTATCATCTAAATTGGCGTCTTGTGACCAAGTTACAGTTGCCATTACTCAAGAACATCCTTACTGGTTACCGTAACATAATCATACACATCAATACCACTTAGATTTAAAGGATAGTTAAATTTGATAGATATGTATTCGAGATTGGATAGATTTGGGGTTTGATTTTTTGGACTTGTAGAGACAACAGATAAGTACATACCTGAATAAGTTATTGCAGTTTCTTCATCTGTTAAAGGAAGGCCAGTATCATCTTCTGTACCATAGAGGCCAGTACCTGTGGTAAAAGCATAACTATAGGTATCATCCATCTGTTCGCTGTCTACACTAATGACACTGTTTTCTTTTCCATAAACGTACACTTTATATTTCGAAACTGGAGAAAGATTAACGTTTGGATTAAAAACAAGAACATCAGCCACACCACTTGTGTACTCAAGACCTAATGTTCCAGGAACGGTTACGTATGTTCCATAGTCATTTACTGACATGTTAATATATGAAACCGAGTTTGGATTTATACCCTTATTAAAGTAGATCTTGATGTTGGAATTTCGATAAACGTTGGTCTCATTAATATCAGGAGTATGGCTGATTATTCTTAGGCTCATTAGATGTCATTCTTTCTTATAGCCGACATAGTTGGACCAAATTCCGTTAATCTGGTCTTAATAAGGTCCAAAATTTCCGCCCTTGGACGGCTGAGATTATTAAACCCGCGTTTTTCATAATCCAATAAATCCAGTAAATTATCTCGAGTCTTCGGTGATTTTGGACAATCTACTATGAATTTTTGGATTTCTGTTGATTTCAAATTCATGAGTTTTCGATACATTTCTTTATTTTTTCCAACGAAAACTCTTTCTCCTTTGTTATCCACTTTAAAATCCTTGCGTGGCTCAGGCCTCTCTGGTTTAGGTGGATTTTTTGGATTTGTCTCTACTAAGACACCTGTCTTATAGGCCGTAATTACTCTAGATAGTTTTTCTGTTGGTATAGTGGTAGTTTCAACATACCAAGGAAGTTCTTTTTCTATGTACCCATAAACAATAGGATTCTGATTATCAAATTTATCTCTCGGTATCTCTGGTTGATCTTTCAAGTATATATCTTGACCTGTTTTTGGATCTTTTTCCAATCTAAGTTTTCCTCGACCAATAAAAACCTCGTTAAAGGAATAAAGCTTAATCCCAGAAGAATCTGGACCGTCAGTATCAAACCACATTGCACCTTTACCCAATCTTAGATATTTTGGGAGTTTAAAACTCGACTTCTTTTCTTCCTTTGCCATTTTTTAATCCTTCATTAGGGGTGAATATAGAAAAGGGGAGAAGAGTCAGAATTTGACTCCAACTCCCCTAGGGTTCGTACGTTAGAAACGTTTAACTCAGAACGCCACTATTGGCTGGGATAGTACTAAGAGTTACACTATGATAATTCTCGAAATTGTAATTCCGAGCAATTGCGATGTTCCGTGCGATAGCAACACCCTTTCCTTGTTCAAGTAGCGTCATACCATAAGCTTCACGAAGCTTAATGTTCTGAATATCACGTTCGGGATCTGTCCACTGATCGGTTGTTACTGGCATAGACTGTCCAATAACACCACAAGCATCTGAATCGACCATTATAACGTTAGTCCTCGCGCCAGTATCGATTCTTTCGTAACCAAAGGAACCATAACTAAATGGAACGTATTGGGTTACAATAACTTCGAGTGGTGTTGGTAAGTATCTTGGAGCGATGTTAAAAGTCGCGCCGATTGGGTTTAGAGTCTGAGTCCAAGCACTTGGTCCCTTAGCGGTATTACCACTGGTTGAACCTGTACCTGTACCAGCCATTCTGAGACCGTAACCATTATGGGTCGTGCCCCAAACTTGAGCAGCTGAACCATTTGGCGAACGAACTGAAGCAACTGTTCCACCTGCTAGAACGACTTCGCGCATTTCGGTATCGCACATGAAGGTCTTCCATGCGAGAGGATGCATCAGAAGGGTATCTGGGGTGAAACCGCGATTGAGCAAATAGGCATAAAGTTCAAAAGTATCATTCGCTGTTAATGACCCGTTTGCTGCACCTGTAATATCGCGACCAGTTGTTACTCCTGCATAGGAGTTTGTTGGAGTTACGTTATCAAAGACGTCGTAACCCATTTCGTTGATAAGCTTGGCTGCTAGCCTCTCTTTTAGACGAGCTAGTGCCTTACCTGCGGCTCGTAGCCATACATTCACAACATCCCAAGCATTCTCATTAAGAACCTCTTCAGTCAGAGAAATCTTAAGACCATACTTGTCCGTAGTAATGACAATCATATCGCCGCTATCCAGATCCAATGTTCTTTCTGGATACTCGCCCCCTTGACCCACTCTTCCTGCTTCTAGAACACCCAGGGCGCCGATTTGTACACGAGAACCACGCTCCATAGTGATACTCTTAAACAACTTATCTACGATGAAGAGGTTTGGTTCGATTGCTTCCCTTACGACTGTTTCAACCGTCTGAGGAACAAATCTAGCCAAGTCTTCCTTTGTTACTAAGTCTCGAAGTTCAAACTTCTGGACGTTACCATCTTTGTCGGTCAGCCGTCCTCTGCTTGTGAATGCATCGTAGACGTTGTAGAATTTCACCCGATCTTCCTTCTTCGGGAAGAAATCGAGAGCTACTTCATCTCTAATGTTCATGTATTCCATAATTATTTTCTCCCTTATGATACGAGTAGCTGAATTCTAGCTAGTCCAAATGCGCCTTCTCGGACGGCATTATAGACACCCTCGATTGTGGGTGCTGTTCCCTGACCGATTCGAATACAATCGTAGACGAAATCGAACAGATACTTAGGCAGACCAGCAGTCTGAGTGCCAGGCATTCCAGATCTCGGATAGGTTAGAACATCTTCCATCCCACCCTTGGGGAATCTATTATCAATCGCTAGAATCTTACCGACTGTCTGAACGGTCTTGCTTTGTGTCAGAGCACTCGCGCCACCTTGAATCTTATAGTTACCAATTAGGTCGGATGTTACGAAGACGCCAGTTCTGAAGACATCACTATTAACCGTATCAACAGCTAGATATGCAAACTTCTCATTGATATCTTTCCAAGTATTTCCGCCAGCATAAGTATTATCATACCGAGGATCTACTCCAGAGTAAGCACTATTGCTAACCTTAACATATGGAACTTCAACGTACCAGTCAGTTAGCACGTGCCCGCCGTCTGAATGCATACGATAGTTTAGATATCTGCCTGTCAAATCCTGATACCAGTCGTGGTAGGCCACGCCAATAGGAGCATTTGCTGGAAGAGTACATCCACTACCTGCAACGGCTACGACACCATTAGACATCAATGTTCCAGCTGTTACGTCATCGGCTGTGTAGAAACCACTACATACACTTCCACCATTTGCTGGAACTAATAGGCCACAGATGAATTCACTGTAACCAAAGAAAGACTCATCAATACTTACTGAAATTGCCGCCCCGCCCAGTTCACTTGCAGCATGACCTATATAAATAGATCCGCTGGAATTGGGATAAGTCAGTCGACCAGTAACTGACGAATCTTCACTTGAAACAGCCGCCACAATACGCCCCTTTGGAATAACAATCCAATCTTCGGATGTTACATCCTCCATGGCGACGGGCAGATACTTGTACACGCCAAAATACTCTGCAGGTCTAATACCTTCGCTCTGTTCAAAACGGAGGTTTCCAATATCAGATACAGCATACTTTGATGGCCGAGTTCTGATATCGAACTTGTGAGCATTCTGGGTGTTGAATTGCATTCCAAAATTTCCAATAGCCATTATTCAACCTCCATAGTTGTTCTGTCTACATCAAAGATAGAGTAAGGATTGTCCTTATTCGCATCCTGATTTTCTTTTGGTTTTTCAGCTGCCTGCGTTGGATCGGGAACGGGCGGCTGCGTCTGACTTGGATCGGGAATTGAGAGTGTCGGTCTTAAATCAGACAATGTATCGATGAGACTTTCGACCTTTCTTGTCGAATATTTCTTCCCAAGTTCTTCTTTTTGTGTCTTTTCCCCGCCAAGAATTTTTAGATCGACGATGTGATTCACGACGGAGTCTCGGTAACGAACATTGATTAGAGCATTTTCATCAAGAAATTTCTGAATCTCATTATCTCTTTCTAATAGTATAGTATCTTTCTGTTTGATTGTTTCAGTCAGTTCAGTTATCTTTTTATCTTTAGCTTCTAAGGCATCTTTGTGTTCCTCTTCCAATTCTTTAAGATAATCAAGAAGTTCGTTCTTCTTCATTGAATTAAAATCCTTGGATTCGGAAGTATTAGGAGCCGATTCAGTCGATTCCTCTTTTGGCTCATCAAAATCAGGTTCGGCCTTGAAGAGATCTTCAACTGCTTGAATTTCTTCTGCAGTAAAATCATCGTCCATGCGATAGATTACAAGGTCTGGTTGTGCTTCCAGTTCATCCTTCGATGGCTGAATGCCATATCTTTTGCCTTTTCGATAAAGGCAGGCCTTAATCTTATTCTTCACTGAATCTGGAAGTTTTGCCTGTGAGAGTCGAGCTAGGCCATTTCTAACGTGAGCGGCATCGTGCGCGGGAAATTTTCTGACCTTAGTGCCATCCTTTGTTACAACGTAACAGAAGGCGGAATCAGGCAGATTGTTCCTTGCTGTAGCCGTCAAAACAGCATCTTTTGGATTCATTACTATATCCTCCATTTGGAGTTCTGATAAGATAACTTCTCGGTGATCAAGAAACTGCTGATATGCTATCCAGCCCGTTCCTAGGTCTATTTGATCGACTGCAGCGTATTCATCTGCGGGATCATTAACAAATGAACTCTCTATATAATCAATCTGATCAATTTTCCAATATATCTGTTTGCCTGCGCCATTGTATGTTCCTTTTTTATGTTCACAAAGACCATCTTCTGTTATAATCTGACTACATTCGCTACAGATAACCTTATTACTTCGGGACCCAACAGAAACTGTGTAATATCTGCCATCTAATATCTTAGCGATGGCATCTTTGTCAGTGATATGAGCAATAAGTTCAATATAGTTAGGTGGTTCATTAACCGCGTCAGTTGTAATTATATTATAAGCAGTCACGCGCCCGATAGGATCCTTTTTTGAATCGTGCCCTACAAGTTTAGGTTTCTTATAAGGAGTAACCCAAGTTTTAGCACCCTTATCGATAGCGTTTTTGGTATACAAGACAGCATTTCGATTAATATATTCAAAGTGTGTTGCTTTGATTTTAATATTTATCGAATCGGGTATGAATCTAATTGAACTCATAGAAACTTTCTTCTTCTATTTCACACCTACATCCGTAGGAGAAAGGTGGGAGGTCGCGATATGATAAATTCTTAATATTTATATTTGTTTCTGTGTGCAGCGAACACTCACCTGTATTAGTTAGTATAGTCAGATATCCCAAGGACTTGTATATTGATAATTTTGATAGATTCTGAAGTTTTGATTCAAGGACACTAAACATTTCCTGTAATATAACAGAGTAACCTGATATATAGTCATCGTTTTTAATATCTTTTATCATATCCAATTTGGAATCAAGAATTAATTCGACTGAATTTATAAACTGATTATATAAACTATTATCAACGGTAGTATTTAATCTAAAAAAATCTAGATATTTCTTAGTAGTTATTAGATAGAATTTCAGCGCTTGATCTAAAATATCTTCTTTAATTGATGTCTTATATTTAGATATATTCAAAGGAGATTTATAACCTTCATCAGTTATTAACGTATCCATCAGTTTAACATTTGTGGCCGTTAATAAACTTGTTAGATCTTTAGCAATCTTAGGTTTAGCATTTAGTTTACCATGCTGATTAGCTGGTTGATTTTTATTGGAGATTGCTTTAGCTTTAGCGCTTTCCTTGGCAATTTGAATCATTCCATTATTTTTGGCTTCGATTAGAGGAATACTTATTTTTTCCAAGAATGTGTCGGTCTCATCGAGTGTTGTATCATAATCCATCTCAAGTCTACCTTCGGCTCTTGTTATCAGATTATTTTGCCATTTGGCTATAATATGAGTTTCTTTCTTAATCTGATTTTCTAGATCTATTTCGGGGAAGTTAAATTCAAAATCATCATTTAGATTTCCAAAGCCGCCATCGAGCATCAATTCGCGAATTAGTTCCATTTCAAATTTGCTTTTAATTATTCTTTGAAATGAAATCGTGATAGCCTGCATGGACAAATCTAATATCTGACTGGTATTTCTATTTGATGAATCGGATTCGGACATCGCGACGGGAGAAACACCTAATCCAGCAAAGATTCGTTTCTTAAAGTGATTAATATAGGAGATAATATCTAGAGGAGAATTATTATTAGTTGGAACTTCAACGGTGTGGTGCCCAGGAACCACTAACATTCCATAAGACGGCATATTATTTACTGTCGTCCTAACTTGTTCAATTTCTCCTGGAGCTGGTGGGATATCCTTGGATCCAACTTTGTATAGATATAATGGTACCGAATACTGAAATCCTAATATTTCTACTTCTTCTTCAAGTTTTCTAAGGGCTCTTACATCATCTAAGACCGATATAATATTGGAAAGACCAGTTATGGTTCCAGGAATCTTATTGTAAGTCAAATGTATAACATCTCTGGCGTCCCAAATTACTTCCTGACCATTAACGTATTGTTTATAATTAACTACCTGGTTCCGATCATTAAGACCTATTTCCATCGTTGATGCTTCAGCGATAAAAAGTCCCACTATCGGCATTAGGTCTCGACCGTATAATCTATATGTGTTACCTATGATAGATTTGGCATCAGATCTTACTTTAATTAGATAGGCATTAGCGTAGGTTACAAGTTGGCGAGCAATTTGAGAAACGACCTCATAGAAGGCTAAATTGGTTAAGTTTTCAATTTCTTTAATTCTTTTAGTAACGTGTTTTTGAATCCTAGAATTTTTTGAAGTAAATTCATAACCGTTTTTAAGTATCTGTTCGGTAAAAATATTAACTGATCTTCGAAGAAACCCATCTAGCATAACGGCATTGGCTATTGTTTTTAGATCATATTCAGGACGAACGAATGCAACATTTCTAGCTATCGCTGATGGGTATGTTATCTTGGCCAGTTGAACTCTAGAAAATTTAGCTGTTGGATCTTCAACATCTATCTTGTCTTTAACAAGACCTGTTTCGAGAACTGTCCCGCTGATACTTAAGTCCTTGACTTTTCGACGAAGAAAATTTCTTATATTCATTTTCCTCTATCCCTTAGGCCGAGAGCCCATCGAATGAGTGCTTCTGGTTCTGGTGTATTTGGGCAATCTGCATTAATATTTGATAGTCTATCAGAATTAATATTTGTTCCTTGAATACTATCACTTGCAAGACTATTTGTTAAAATATTATCAATTTGATCATAGTTATATCCCATATATGTATGCAAGAATTCTCGAACCGAGGAATTTGATAATAACGGGATAGATCCGTTTTCTTGTAACCTGTTCTTATCAATTAGTATACGTCCTCGATCGGAAGGCATAAATGTATATCCAAGATCTGATGGTTTTATATCTGGAGGCAAATCTCCCTGCCCTCGTATCATGGGTCCACTCTGAATAATTTGTGCAATATCTGGATTCTGAGCATCAGGACTATATGCATATTGAACACAGAGATCCAGACTAGCATAAGCATATTTCATCTTTAATAATAAATCTCGAAGCCACAGTAGAAATTCGAGGTCTTTGGAGGAAACACAAAGATCTTTCATTGCTTTCCAAAAATTGTATTCACCTGCAATAAGTCCTGTCATCTTATTAAATAAGTCAGCAAAAAGTCCATAATCATCTACATATTTTAACATAACCCGTATTAAGTCATGTAATGGTAAACACTTAGCCCAGACTCTATCTCTTAGTGCTTCTTGGCGAATTATATCTAGGACTCTACCAAAGATAGAATCTCGAAGAGTAATAAACGTTTGTTGTAATAGCGTAATAATTGCGGCGTATACTCCATTCATGATTTCTTTAAAAACATCAGGTAGGAAGAATGCAAATTTCTTCATCTGTCCTGATAACAGAGCAATAATTAAATCTAAGAAAGCGACGAGAGCATCGATCCACTTGCCAAAGTTTGTTGAAAGAAGATTAATTTTAAAATCTTGATCCATACTACTTTTAACGTACCAAGCCCAAATTCCTTGAATTAAGCAGCATACAACTTCTGGATTTTCAAACCAATTCGTTAGTACCGTAGTGATGTCTCTTAGAAAACCACGTAAAATTGGCTTATCAATTTCTTCTATATTTCTTTCAAGTAATGTATTAAATCTCGAATAGGTACCTTTAGTAGATAGATTTACGATATCAGCCAAAGATATCTCTGGAACTTGATCCAGGAGATTATCAACTCCTCGACTGAATTTTTCTATGTCCTGTTCAGCGTTAGCTGCTTGGTTGTTGATTGGCATTCTTCTTGCCCCAAAGTGTTAATCTATCTACTTCTGGACTATTAAATCTAAAGGCATATATTTTATTCGACAAACCTTCAGTTTTGAGTTTAAATTCCTGGGTTGTCTCATTGTCGGCAATTAAACGACACCAAAATTTTTCCCATTCAACGTGGTCCCTTATTTTCTTTAAAGCTGGAATCATTAAAGCGGCTCCTGATACATATCCATGTTTATTACTATGCATTTATGAAACTCCTCCAGTGTGCGACATTGGTAATCCTAAACCTGTAGGACTATTAGGAGTGAGAGCGTCCGATATGATAGCATTTAAAACTATCTTTGCTGCTTCAATACAATCGGGCGGAGTGCCTAATCCCGATGCTTCTTTAGGCATTGTACTTTGATCTGGTTTATCGTCCTCGTCTGTAATACATGGTTCGATGTCTGGAAACATATCATTCATTGAAGACTTAACATCTTTTAAGTCGCCCGCTTCGCTATTGCTTTCAGTTAAACCCACTCCTTTCGTGCAAGGTTCTGGACAAGTAATATCCTTCGGTGGTTCATATCTCTTATAATACTTTTTAGGAACCTCACATAAAAGCCTAAATCGGAGTTTTGTAACTAACTTATTGAGCGGACCCTTCTTTTCTACGGTTTCCTTACTGGGTTTCTTAAAGGTTTTCAAGAACACAATAATAACATCGATTGGATAGACGAGGATCCTTAGTGGTTTAATTAATAGTGGATCAACGAGATATTTTCCCCATATCATATTCCACCAGAACATATTAAGCATTTCTAACAATATGTTCTGCATTTTTTGATTATATTTGTCTTCCATATCTGAGGTCTGGTCACTGGGAGGTTCGTCACTCGATTTTGAGTTAAGTGATCTAGTAAATGACTTAGCAATTTCTTGGGTAATTTCATTACACTGTAACCAAGGACCATCTAGATTTGAGTTACCAATTAATCCACCTAGAATAGGATCGCCATAACCAGTTAACATTGGAATGTTATCTATTATGGACATTGCTCGGTCCATTGTGTCTTTAGTTATATTCGAATTTCCATCAGGATTTAATTTTGATGCTGCTTTAGCGACTGAGTCGTTTGTCGGAGGAATATTCATATCCTTAGTTAACTGGTCTACCATGTCTTCGGCTTGTTCTAATAAATCCTCCATACCTTTAACGTGATCTAGGATATTATTTATCTTTGCTTGTTCTTGATCTTGAAGAGTAGTATCAGCTGCAGACGTCGAGATTGCAGAAGTCTCAGTCTGACCCAACGGGAACGTAACTCTATTTTCTACAACGAGTTGTTGTAGAATTTCAATAGGAATTTCTTTCCCGAGATAGTCTTCGATGTTTTTATAATCTGCCATTTAGAATATATTTCTAGATGTCTTAAAGATACCTGACTGGGATCCAAGTTTGCGAGTATGTAACCTAAAAGGAGTAAAATTAATAGTTTTTTCAGGATCTCTAATAGAAGAATAATTTTTAGAATTAATTACGACTTTAGGTTCCATTTCTCTAATAGGATAGTTTTCGCGTCTAGGATCAGGGATACTCATAATTCGGAAATGGAATTTAGTCTTTAATAAGTCACCAAATTCTTTTTGAAATCCATAAATTGCTAGATTAAAAGCATCTAAAATATGGTCGTCGCCACTATAACTAAAGTCCCCGCGAGTCGTTATGTTTTTAACTAGGTAACTTCGCATCTGCCCAACTAGTCTTGTTTTTTGATCTTCTTCTTGAGGTAATAAAAGGAATCCTTCTTCTAAAGATAGAACAGAGAAGTTAACCATCATCGATTTATTACGCTTTTTAACCTTTTCCCTCAAGACGGGATCCCAGTGTTCTATAACAGCGCCCGAATCAATAACACGAAGTTTTTCATTCATTTTTAGATCAGGATTATCTTTACCGTAATGTGTTAATTCCTCAATATTTGTATCTCCCGCACCATAATCTACATAAACAAAATCAATCTTCATATTAGTCATTAAGCGAATAATTTCTAGTCTCGTATTCCTCTGAGTAGCTTCTTTGCTCTTGATTCCGATTCGATAGAATAATCGATATTTGTTTGTAAAATCAATGGTTACATCTCGATCTTGAGAATCATCAAAATATCGTACACTCGTTGGTGAGCAACAATATTCTAGTAAGACGATTTGACCTCCGTGGATATAACTATTCCAATCCACACCTAAAACGTATAAATTTTCTGGATTCTGTTGGAAGCCAGGATTAAATACATCAGGGTTAGACATATCCGTAGATCGGTTATATTTAACAAGGTTTTTATTAATAAGTGTATGTTTATAAACTCCGCCGAATTCTTCGCCGAATTCAGCATCATATTCTCTGGTATAATTTTCGCTCGAAGTGATAGCTTTAATTTGAAATTCAGTGCTTTCGGTAATAGGAAGTCCACGTTTTCTAGCATCGCTTATTGATACCCAGTCTGTGTTATCTGAGTGCCATGAGGGATGATGAGAGTGAAACCAACCTAATTCTTCAGCTTTAGTCGACCATAACCAAAAGAGATCTCTTTTACCAGAAGGAGTTGAAGCAATTCTTAGAATACATTCCGCGTGAGTCGTCCATATTGGCATAATGACGGATTCCATAATTTCTCTTGGAATCCAATCCATTTCATCAACATAAATTAGATCGCCTGATTGTCCTCTTAAAGACACTCCACTATTTTGGGAACCCACACCAACAGTTTGACCATATATCTTTGATCCATTTTCGAATTCGATTAGACTATCATCTGTTCCTCGACGAATTCGTATTAATTGAGATTTAAGCAATTCTGAATCACCTATTAGCTGAGTAAAACCTTCCCAAAGTTCTTTGATTTGTTTGTCTCGCGGTGTATAAATTCGAATTGTAAATGGTCTTACTCGGGGTTCTTTATTTTCAATCATTCTTATCAATGGATATGCTTCTGCCCACCATAGAATATCAGCACACATTACAACTGTCTTCCCTAATCGCCGACCCCAACGAAGAATGATTCTTCTTTGTTGTCTTGATACCTGTAGAATTTCATCTTGGTAGGAACGCGGAACAAACAACTTAGTAATATCGTTTGGGTCTTTTAAAAAGGTTCGCGCCCATTTCGAAGGCGAATTAAAGATTTCTAGTAGTTCTTTTGAGAAGTCCATATGTTTTTATTGATGAAGATAAAAGCCTTCTTGCTTTTTGATAGGTATTTTGGAATCTGATCTCATTACAATTCCTTTTAAATCAGTGACTTATGAGTGAAGAAAGAATGCTTCCTGCCCTATTGCTGATCTGCCATTAATATATGCTTTGCTAATTGCTTGAACGGCTCTCTGTCTTTCAGTCGCGGCTCCTTGTGATAAATACCCTCGGGCTAATCCACCACCTGTTTCGACCATGAATCGGTTATTATAGAACCCTAGTCCCTTATCTACCGAACTTATCATAGCCTTGCCTATAGGTTCACCTAGGCTCATTGCCGTGCTAAATACAAGAGCTCCAATGATACCAAAGGCTGTAAGTTTACCCCCAATTAATCCACCTCGTATAGCATATCGTCCTAAATTAGCTTTTTTTGCTGTAGCCAAATATTTGGCTATTCGTCCCATATCTTCAGAAGACTTCTGTCCTGCTGTGGTTAGTTCGCCAACTAATCCAACCCTAACTTTGCTATTTAACTTCTTAACAATTTCTCCTGTCGGATCACCATATAGGTTCCCGATAAATTTTTCAGCACTCTCAGATGTAGTTAATCCACCAGAACTTAGTTCTCGTCGAAGTTTATCTCGTAATGTTCCACTGCCAACTTTCAACTTTCCAGCATTTAAGTTTTTGCCACCAGTAAGGAGCGGAATCATCTTATCGGATAAATTTGCTGATGTTCCTGTAATTCGTCTTTTTAGATGCTGACTTGCACGATATGACATTGTACTATATAATGCTGCTTCTCCTCTCTTCGCATTTGCTAGATTGCCACCAAAGTATAAAGGATTCATGAGACCTGAAACTGTACGGCCAATAAAAGCGCCACTCTTTCGATTTTTGATATCCTCGCCGATTCCAGTCCAGAGACCTTTCCGAAATAACCCAGACAGTGGGACTCTCAATCCTTTAGATATATTAAAATTATTTGGATTAGCAACAAAAAACCATGCGGCATTAGAGATAGAGAAAGTATTTTTAAGTCGTTCTTTAACGATCTCACCATAACCTTCAGTAGTATTTGATTCGTAAGGATTATAAAATGATGCTGACATTAACCATGTCTTCTAGTAGAAAGCGAATTAGATAAACCAATTGTTGACCCATATTGGTCAAATCTTGACCCATATCCTGATCCTGTGCGTGAGGCATTTAATAACATATTTCTTGAATATCTTGTATCTTGCATGTATCTCTCAAATAATATATCTCTACTCTGGCTCATCGCGCCGCGCATCATTCCAACTGTTAGCATTGCGGCGCCGCCTAGTACTATGCCACTCCATGGAACAGTTGTACCAATGGCTCGAAACATTGAGGGTCCACCTTTGACGATGCTTGCGCCTCTTGGACGGTTCATGTGAGTGGCCATCTTCGTGGACATCTTCTGTGTCGATGTCTCAAGACGATTTAGTGTTGTTGGAGATGGACCACCAATTATCGATCTTTTGACAATGTGATTTTCGATACCCTGAGTAATTTTCTTTTTGGCGGAATGAAACCCTGTTCGAACCGTCATGGGTGATGACTTGAGAAACCGCTTAACTGGATTCATCATTTTAAAGAAACTAGATGCTGGCATAGTTAATACCTCGTGTGGCCTATAGCATTTTTATGCGTAGATAAAGCAGCATTTGAATTAATAACAGCATTAGTACTGGTTATTCGAGCACGTCTGGGACTTGAAACATATGGGACTAAGGTTCTAGTTACTACCGAGGAACTTACAGGAGAACCGAAATCTGATGTATATTCACTTATTAAATCATAACCCTTCTGATAGTTCTTGGGAATAGTTGATTCTGCTCCGATAGCATGGTTATAAACTCCGCGTATTAAATTAAAAGAAACTACACCTCCCAATAGGGCGCCCGCTGCAAAAGCAAGTTTTGGATGCTTAGTAAATTTCGTCCACCATTCAGAGGAAATACTCTTTAATTCCTGAGTGACTTTCGGAACAGTAGCTGAGACATACTGCTTAAAAAACTGACTCCCTACATCCCAGAAAGCATCTAGCATTACATGTTCACTTTTTGGGGTAAAACCTTTAACGATCGCTTTCTTAGTTGCTAAATCTCCAAATATATTCTTTCTAACAGCGGTAACGATCTTCTTTTTATGTTTTCGTATATTGGTTCGTCGTAGTTCACGCGTATTGGGTTGTTTTAAGTACATAGTCTCAATATTCTGTCGAAGTCTCGCATTGGCATTCCTTACGGCAAATATTTTTTTAGCTTGAATATAATAATCAGTTGGACTACGTTTGAGCATCTTCTATATCTGGTTTATTTTTACTAAATTGCTTTCCTTCGATTGCTCGACGAAGCAGATCTTCCAAGGTATTTGGAGTTGAATTCATTCCATATTTCTTCTTTGCTTTTCTGCTCGCCACGAAGGAATCAATTATCGAGTGCTTAATTTTTTTAAGTTCGATTTTAGCAAATAATTCGGGTTTTGCGTCTATTCGAAGAGTTTCAAATTCTCGTGACTTTGTATGTAATAGATTTGACATCTCTCCATTTCTCATAATAGCTGATGCCCTTAAGTCCAGAATTTTAGTATCTATTAAATCCCAGAGTAATTCCATCTCAATAGGATCGTCCTTATCGATTTCTAGCCAATCAATGATATCCGATTCTAACTCCATAACCATTTTTTTCTCTACGGGACACGAGCCGCCAACTGGAGCTATATCATTCTTTCGAAGCACACAAACATCTCGATAAGGACAGGTATCTATTTGACAGACCATGACCATTGCCGTAATAGTTCCACCACGAGAAATATTAGTAAAACTACTAATGACCTTGAATAGTTTCTCTTTATTGGCGATTATTTTATCGAGTTGGTCCTCAGGATAGGAGGCTATTAATGCCTTTAGGTTCGGATTTTCTTGTACCATTAAATCAACACAGGTCTTTGGCGAATTATCTCGCAGGTCAATTGCCATATTATTTCTTTCCGATAATGGTGTTTATGTCTTCTTTAAACTTGATTTTTAAGTTCATTAATTCCTTATCTGATGCATTTTTTATGTCTCGGCCTTTCTCAAATAAATCAAAGAATAACTCCTCGATTTTATGAACATATACTGTTCGTATATAACGTACCCAATCTTCTCGAATAATAATCATTCCTTCATTTGGATATTTACCATCGACATAACTAGTTTTGATGCCAATCAGTAATTGAACTTTATTTTTTACATAATTTGAGAATTCGGAAGCCGAGAGATTCGAAAATCCATTCTCTTTAAAAGAACGACGGAGTTCATCTTTTATATGCGACAAAGCCTGAAGAAGTGCGCCTTCATAGATTTTATATTCTTTGTCCTCTTGAAGATAATCCCTTTTACCTTCGCGTTTACTCGTTAGTGCTGCTCGGTATGTTTGTAACAGTTCAACTTGGCATTCAAGTAATTTCTGTTCTGCAATATTCATCTGTTGTTTTAAGATATTCTTTTGAATCGAATCCAAATCGGCCTGTAACATCTCACGTTTTCCAAAGAGTAACATAATACAGTCTCCGCAGGTTCTTCGTAGACTCTTGGAACGTCGAGATTCTCCCAATTTGATCTGGGTCTTGCCCCAATTAATAACGGCCTTACCTTTAATAGAAACAATCAATGCTGATATTAGAGCAAGTGATATTACTATTACCGTTATATATGGATGCGCAAGTATAACTGACCACATTATCTATCTCTCAATCTGGCTGGGATATACATTTGGACGTTTGGACGTCCAGTGTTACATTCCATATAACCAGTCTGGTCACCAACTTGAATCCAAGATACATTACAGTTGAATTCATCATTGATCAGATTTGTCCCTGTTAAATAAACAACTTCATCTGGTTGAAATCTTAGATTAGGAGAAATATTATTGGCAAATGTGTAAGATGATCCTAATGATCCAGAAGCAGTCAAATATCCACTAGCCGTTGACGCTAAGTTCATTGGAATGGAAAATTCAATCTTCTCGATCATAATACCTAATTCGTGATCAGGCGATAAGGTTATGCTGGAATTGCTATTATTTAAAATTGTATTCACTTAGAGTAGTCTCCTTTTATAGTAAAAACTAAGCAAGTTTTAATTGCTTATTAATTGGTTTTGCATTAAATCGCATTAATAATTCTTTAAGAGTGCTTTTATGATGAATTTCGGAGTGGCCTGGTGTAAGCGACCCATCCTTATTTACATCAAACACCCATGTCGAAAATAATCCGTTACATGGCATAGGTTCAATAATGAATGCGCGATGGGCATTAAGATATATACTTTGTTTATTTTTTCTAGACATGGCCTTTCCTTTTATATAAGATGAAGATTTTTGTGAGTTGGGTGTAATTTACACCGATGTATAAGTTTGAGGACCCAGTCGGCATCTCGAAACTCAACAGGTTGAATAGGATGGAGGACACCATCGACGATATTAAAAAGCATAACCTTGTAATTATCTCCGTGAATTGTCGTATAAATAGCAGATTCGTCTGATGCCCATATAGAATAATAATCGAGATCGTCTTTAGTATACATAAATTCCTTAAGATTGGTGCTGTTGATGCACTATCTTATTTATAACATAATCATTAACTATGGGTTCAGTGTAATTAAAGACAATAAGTTTTAGTCCACGTTCTTTGGCTAATTTGGCTTTTGCTAAATCGCGTTCTATTTGTTCGGAAAATCCTTTCCTATTTTTGTGGAACATCTTAACGAATTTATAATGTTCAACACCATCATATTCTATTAGGGTATATAGACTTATAATATAAGCATCAAATTCATATAAGGCCCCTTTTGATGACACTGCCCATAAAGGTCGATAACTGGTAATTACATCATCAATTCCAAAATAATGTTCTAATATCTTTATTAAACTTGTCTCCGTTCTATGAAACAAAGCAAGGTTATACCGAGAGCCATTATTCCTTTTCTTTCGCCGATATCCATTAAGACTTGGTTCCCAGATATATTCATTTGCGTGCTTAGGACATAGTTTTCCAGTACTTCTTCGAAGACATATTAGACATCTCATACTTTTAGTATAGTAATTAAAAAGAGAGCCCGACGAGGATGCCGAGCTCTCAGCTGGAGAGGAGGAGAAGGAGAGGAGTTATTTGCCTTTCTTTTTCTTATTTTTCTTACATTTTTCTTGCATTATTATTCTTTCTTATCTGCGGGCGCAGAATCTAAGATTATACCAAGGTCTCCAGCTGTATCTTTTAGACTTTCAATACATCTAGATGTTAGAACTTCTTTTGTTGGACAGTGCCTCTTAAGTTCCTGTGATTTGGCAATTATTTGGTCGCTTAAAGTTTCGATGTCCTTATCAATCGTATGACCAACAAATCTGGTTACTTCGTCTGCCGATTTGACCTTACCAATTTTTCCCAATGCTGGATCACCCTGTCCAAAGTTGGTAGTTTTCATTAGACCTTGGTCATCAACGGATGAATATCTTACACTCACATAGGCTGGAACAGTTTCGCCAGAAATTTTGCTTTTATATGACGCCGAAGCCCAAAAAGATACATCGACTATTTTTTCAGCTTTGGTAATATCCTTACCATCGACTGAAATTTTAGTACCTTGAGCAGTTACGTCGGTTTCGATAATTATACTTGGCATGCTTCCTCCCAAACTTGATTCCTTGTTTAAAACCGTTATATATCAACTCTCTACCTACTGTTTTTAGTAGATATATAACGCTACTCGAAATAACTTGGTAAACCAAGAGTACTCCTATTTTAAAGTAGTATAGTTAATTACTTAGATATTTTTTATACAAGCTAAGATGATGGTTAGTTACATCAGCTATAAACCTCTGTGTGTATTTCCTCCTAATCATATCTACGATACCAACGATGGGGTTCCATGGTCCAATTGGACAAGGTATTCCAGAGTGTTCGTAAGCAACTCCAAATAATTTTTCGATCCAATCTGGTGGTAAATTTGGAACTAAGTCCGTCCGTAGGTAAATTCTATAGGTTTCTTTCACCCTTTCATTGTATGAGGTTACGAAAGCTTTATTTCCTACTTTAGGGGCACCATAAGTATAACACACAATAGGTCCACAGACCGAGTTGAAATTATACTGTAAATCAACGGCACATAGGACAGCCAAAGACCCACCAAGTGAGTGACCAATAACATATATAACACCTATTCTTTCTTGAAGTGGTTTAACGACTGCGTGAATTATATCTCTAACTGATTTATAGGCCTTTATCATTCCTCTATGAACTTTGATTTTACTATTAAAATTGTTATATGGATAAACTACTTTAAAAGCGTCTATATCAGTTATCCAGTCCTTTAACTTTGGTTCTGTGCCTCGGAAAGTTACTACTAAATCTATCTTAGAACCTCGTTCTAAAGGTAGAGCAAAGCATTGAGTATCTGTCTCATGACTTTCGATATATGTGGCATTTGGATATTTATTTATTAAAGCCTTGCTATCTAAGTTCGATGCCTCAACATATTCGGTGAAGTGAAGTGCTTCAGATTTATCTAATTTCACGACCCCTCCTATCGAGTTTATCCGTGCTTCCGAATCCATCCGAACCTCTATCAGTTTTTGCAGCTGGAAGTTTTTGAACCTCTTCAATTTCTGGAATTTCTACTTTTCTAACTACAAGTTGTGCAATTTTATCACCGATTGAAATCTTTTGGTTCTTTCTAGATGTATTAACGATGATAATAGATAAATTTCCTCGATAGTCATTATCGATACACCCTGGCGTATTACAAACAGTTAGACCCTTATTAATAGCAAGACCGCTTCTTGGTATAACCTGAATATCATATCCCTCATCTACAGTGACTTTAAGACCTGTGTTAACAAGAACTCGACCATGAGTAGGAAGATCTAAACTACTATCAATCTGGTCGATAGCACGGGTTTTGATTTTTTCTGGAGTATCGAGACAGACTTCTTCGTTCCCAGCACCAGGAAAGAAAACTTTATCGAAGGAACAAACAAAAACATCGCAACCACTATCTGTTGCGTGTGCTCTTTCAGGCATCTTGGCATTTTTATCAACTTTTTCTACGTACAGCTTCATCCTCTCTCCCTTGGTTTAGTTAATACAATATAATATAATCTTTTGTACATAACAAGTCAAGTACTTTCTGATAATTTTCCTCTTTATGTGGAAAGGTACATAGAGAACAGTCTTTGATATAACCTCCTTCTTTCCTATAAAAGAGATCGAACGTCCCACCACAGTCTAATTTATGATATAAGGGACAATAACATAATATGCAATTAATCCTATCGGCGTCGTGACAGGGATAATGCTGGCATTCTCTATTCTCAAAGAATGTAATCTCGGGTATTATCATTTTGGAAATAATACTAAATCTTCAATATAAAAAACACAAGGATGGCCATGTTCTGGATAAACTATTAAAAATTTGTCTAAAGTTTCAAAACAAGCACTTTTAAATTTGTAAGTGCTCCCATCTAAGTGTTTAACTTCGACGTTATCTTCAAAACTATAACGGTTCAGCGATTGACTATTTAAAACTGCCCATCTAAGAACATTTTCTAAAGTTCCTAAATGTCTGCAATTCTCGGGGTCAAGTTTGGCACAATCAAGATTACAGTCCGTTCGATATAGAAGACAATACATTATCTTTTCCTTGTCTTTTTATTCCTTACTACGGTAATAGTAATATTATACTCCTGAAGACCGACTTTATCTAGTAGACCTTCTCGGTCTTCGTCCCAGAGTGCATAAGGTTGGGATAGAAGACCTTCTAGTTCAATGATATTAAATACGTCTTTCATATTAGTATGTTTCTCTGCTTTTAGGTCATAAACCTTAGTTCGATAATCAGCTGCCATTAGCTACCCTTTCTTCTTAGGAGCTTTCTTTGGTAATGATTTAATATTAGGGGTGTGTTGAGCCCAGCGTTTGGCTATGCGCGGGTGCTTAATGAACATAAATTTTTGCTGTTGTCGTGAACGAAATGGCAAAATTACCTCCTATATTTCGAAGTGTGGATAGTCTGGAGAAGGAAAATCTCCACCCCATTTAAGTCCTATAGATTTACCTACTTGACCAGCTTCCTGATAATCTGGGATATTATCGTTGTTAATATCAGCTTTAACGTCCCAAATAGCTTTTCCATCTTTTAGTATAACAATATCGAAGGCTCTCGATAGGTTATTAGTTGGATTCTGGTCGTCTGAATTTATTAAGTGCTTACTTTTTAATGTCCAAGTAACTTTTTTCTTATTTTCTAAGTCATTAATAGGTGGCAATTTTGCAATCCTTCGAAGTTCATTAACTTCTTTAAGATCCTGTCGGCCTTGAGCATAGAGAGCAATTTGATCCTTTAATTCTCTAGCGGTACAAGTTAATGAAGTATCCAGACCTGCAAGTTTAACTTTATTATAAAATTTATAGTATAATTCTCGTAATTCAGGTACGAGCATTGATGTTCCTCGATAAACCATATTTTACTCCTCAATATAATAAACTGTCTTTTTTTCCTTTAAGTTGTCCAGACAATCATCACACAACGCAAAAATAAATGTGTCGCCATCATGTCTACTCCAGTGTCCAGCGCGAATTGAGTCGACGATGCCATCTGAATTCAAATTCTTTATAACCTCTGGTAGTGTGTCCCCTTCATGATATCTTCCTCCGTTTTCCACTGCTATTTTCTTCTCGCAAATCATGCACTTGAATTCTGGTTATTCTTATTCTTTTCCGATTCTCTTAATATCATACCCTTGTGTTTTTGTATTTTCTAGTCCTTTGATAACATAATCAATACTAATTTCACCTAATTTCTGTTTGGCAGCTTTGAGACAGTTAATAAGACAGTCAATATCTGGAAACGATTGGCTGTCGGGAATGACCTGAATCATATTTTATCCTTAATATTTAATTGAAAAGTTAGTGCAATAATACAGTAACTTAGTAATTCCTATTTATTGAAAAGTCCATACTTTGTAAAATTTCCATAACTTCTTCAAAAACCCTAGGATGCGGCTCGTAGTTATCTCTAGTTAGTAACCTAAATTTTCTTTTACCTTTAGATGTTAATAGTTTAGGTCCCATAACCAGACCTTTATCAATTAGATACTCAAGATGACCAATACAGTATATTAAGGTCTTTTTGTATTCTTTATCCTCTACGTTATGTACAGGTTCTGGGGCCCACTCTCTTAATTGAACTCGCATTAAATATCTTCCTTTTTGAAAGGTTGCTTAATAATCTCAATAATTTTATTTTTAACTTCCTCTTCGCTCTGGCCAAATACCTGAGTTGGAGTTAATTTTAATTCCTTCCCAGTATCTGAATTTTTAATAACTATGTCGCTCGAGGTCATGGTCTTATCAGTTGGAAATATAAAAGCAACAAAGTAACCCGAGTGAGTTGAATCTAAAGTTTCCTGAATCTTGGCAAGCTTTGTTTCAAGTATCTTCATGTCATTTTCTCGATTAAGACAAGTAAATTTCCGACAAGTCTCGGGTCGTTCCTCATAACAAGAACAGGAACCATCTATAAAAAAGAAACACATTCCATCCGATTTGGAAGCCATTACAAATTGGTCGTCGGGTAACTTTATTCTTGGAGAAATTCGTTTGGCTTCTTCAACTGTTAGTGGAATTTTCCAAGCATCAGGAGAGCAACAAACGTATTTATATTCACATTTAGTGCAGTTCATATTATTACCTTGTAGATAATTAATGTTAAGTTAGAGAACACTTATCTGCCGTGCATGCGTAGGTCTTAGCAACTTCGGTCTTATCGCCAGTCTCTTTCTCAAAATAACTGAGTTTGGTAAAATCTATTTTAGGAAACGCCTTAACCAATTTATCATACATTGTTTCATCTATTTCTTCGTATGGAGCTAATTGGTACTTATGGTCGTCATATGGCAGGAAGGAGATTCCAACTATATCGTCGAAGTTCTCGTATACCCAATTACCAACTTTAATCCATTCGTTCGGTTTAACATAGACAGTATTACTGACATTATGTGTAGACCAATTCTTTTGAACACGAAGATACC